ACCCATCAATGAGGCTCGCGTTGAGTCAGCGGTCTAGCACTGACGTGACGGAGTGGGGGTTCCGATGCGACTGCCCCGGCGACCGACACGCCGGTCGGCCCGTCGGCGCGCGCGGATTTCAACAACGTCAATGTTTATAGGGGTTGGCGTTTCCCGACGGCCCAGTCGGCGGCTGGCCTCGTGTCGGCGTCGGCGAATTCCGGGGTGCGACTTGGGGATGAAGCCGTGCGGTCAACGCGATGGGGAAACTGGAACTGGACGCGAGATGCGTTGCACTGATTCTGCGCTGCCAGCACGGACCCCGGAGCAGTCGGCGATCCCGACGCGACACGCCGGTCGTGCCAGTCGGCGATTCCCATTTCAGAAACGTCAATGTTTATAGGGGTGTCCATTTCTCGACTGGTCAGTCGTCGGCCAGCCTCGTGTCGCGGTCGGCGAATTTTGTCCCAGTCGTCCGGTGTCGCCGGTCGCGCGACGCGTCGCAAGGGCGAAGAAAAAGCGAAAGTCGCCGACGACAGGTCGCGACCGACGCGCGCGATCCGACTCTCCCTGCGCGTCCATGAGGAGTTTTATCTTCCGATGCGCCGGATTCGTCGGAGTTTTATCTTCCGATGCGCCGGATTCGTCGTCGGTCGGGGGCGAAAGTTTAGCGAAGGGGCAGGTGAACTTGGTTGAGTCCTGCCCATCCAGTGCATCCCCCCGCGCGGGGTCCAGCTACGGCATGTGACCATCTCGCGGTCGGCCACTGTGTTGATTACGGCATACTCTACCCGCCTCCCTGGATCTTAACCCGCTTGAACATGCTGCGGGATTCCATGCGCGGAACGCCGCGCGCGATTTCGGCCCTGGCCCGTGCAACGGCCTCGGCCTTGGTGACTAAACCGCCCATCCCGATGAGCAGTTCGTCGGCGCGCTGGATGATCTGGAATTGCACGCCAGGGTCCAGGTCACGCAGCGAAAAAGTTGATTCGGTCATAACGCCCTCCAGCGTCACTGGCGGCTGAATTGCCGCGTCTGCATTGTCTTCGCCGTTGACCATGTGAGGATCGTATCAGACATGTCCTACAATGTCAAGCGAATAGTTCAGATCCTGCACTTTATTTTTTTCTTCATTCGTGCCATAGTGCAGCGTCATGCCTGAGATGAGCTTGCGCGAGCGATTCGTTGTGGCCGCGAAAGCTGTCAAGGGCATTTTCAGCGAGCAGTCTTTGCAGGAAACGCATGGGCTGCTTGGTGGCATCTTCCCAAGTGCATCCGGTCCAGCCCCTGGACGTGGTGATTCAAATATTCTTGAAGCCTACAATTCCATGCCGTGGCTGCGTGCTGTCTCGCAGCGAGTCGCCACGGCGGTAGCATCATCGGCTACGGATTGGCGGCTGTATGCGCCGGTGTCACGCAAGCTACGTGACGTGCGGAAGTACCAGCGGTGCAGCGATAAGGCTGTGCGGAGCAGGATGTTGGCGAAGGCGGTTGGGAATGATCTGGAGCCGGTTGAAGATCACATTTTGCTTACGGCGTTGAGCGGTGCAAACTCCTACATGATCGGGCAGGCGTTGTTCAAGGTCACGCAGATCCATTTGGATCTTGTCGGCGAGGCGTTCTGGCTGAAGGAGCGGAATGGATTAGGCGCACCGATTGGGTTCTGGCCGTTGCCATCGAACTGGGTGTTGTCTACGCCTACGCCGTCTAGCCGCAGCTATCGCGTTTCGTTTCGTGGATGGCAAGGACAGATTCCTGAGTCCGAGATTCTGTGGATGGCCGAGCCTGATCCAACCAACCCGTATGGACGCGGGTCTGGGATGGGGCGTGCGTTGTCCGATGAGTTAGAAACGGACGAGTATGCCGCGAAGCACACGCGGCAGTTGTTCTTCAATCGCGCGCGGCCCGACTTACTAATCTGGCCGAAGCAGCAAGGTCCGCATGACCCAGGACTTGCACAGGATCAAGTGCGGCGACTGGAGGAACGCTGGCTGGATGGACACCAGGGATTCTGGCGCGCGTTCAAGCCGTTCTTCGTGGGCAAGGAGATCGGCGTCCATGAGGTGAGTCAGAACTTGCGCGAGTTGCAGATGGTCGAGCTACGCAAGCAACAGCGCGATATGGTGGTGCAGATGTTTGGCATCCCGCCCGAGTTGTTGGGCATCTTGACGAACAGCAATAGGGCGACGATTGACTCGGCTGACTTCCTGTTTTCCAGGTGGGTGGTGACACCGCGTTTGGAGTTCCTGCGGTCGCAGCTACAGGAGCGGCTGATTCCCGAATACGATGACCGGTTGATGATTGACTACGTGTCCCCGATCCAAGAGGACAGGGTGTTCATGCTGGAGGCGGCGAAGGCTGCGCCCTATGCCATGTCCGTGGACGAGTGGCGCACGTTGCAAGGTCAGGAGCAGTTGCCGGATGGTCTTGGTTCGTCACACCTCATTCCGAACAACCTGATCGAGATGCCGTCGCCCTTTGTTGCGCCTGCGCCGGTTCCAGGTTCACCGGCAGGGACACCTGAACGGCTGTCTATCGAGACGTGGGGCGAAGCGCAGGACATTTGCGAGGAAGCCGAAGACCAGGATGCGGTTGACGAGATCGGGAAGATCCTCAGCGTTGATGACAAGCTGCCCGACCTCACGGTTGAGATCGCCAAACAAGAACCCGCCGTGTTCAAGTACTTGCGTGAGGAACTGGATGCGTTGAATGCGAGGGCGACGGCTGAAGACATCGAGCGTGTCATTGAGCGCAGCCTAACCGCGAACGCGGTGGCTGAGTTGGTGGGGTTGAGTGAGTGGTTCCAGTCGCTTGAAGCCGGGATGCTGAAGCCCTACGTTCGTGCGTGGATGACAGGCGCTGAACTTGCGGCTGATGACATTGACGTGACGCTTGAAAAGCATCTCGCGAAGGCAGGAAGTCTCGACCTTTTCAGTCAGGTGCATCCCGAGGCACAGGCATGGTCACAGCGTCGAGCCGCCGAACTGATCGCTGGGCTTTCGCTGACCACTAGGGAAGGTCTACAGACCATCATTGACCGGTCACTTCGGGAGGGGTGGAGTGTCAAGGTGACGGCGTTCCGCATCAAGGTGGCGATAGGCTTGACCAGATCACAGGCCAAAGCCGTAGCCAACTACGCGGAGCGACTGACGGCGCGCGGGGACATCCTAGACACGGTTGGTGCCATGCGGCGAGTTGAGAGTGCGATGAGCAGGTATGGCGCGTCGCTGCGACGGGTGCGCGCGCATCTGATTGGTCGCACCGAGTTAGCCCTTGCAGCCAACGAAGGGCAGGATGCGTTGTGGGGATTGGCGAAGAAGTCAGGGCTGCTGAATACGGCACAGATGAAGCGCACGTTGGTGACGGCAGGGTTTGATGTGTGCCCCATTTGTCTTCTCATTGCTTCACAACCACCGGTGAAGTTTACGGCGGTCTTCTCCAACGGGAAGCGCAACCCACCCATGCACCCGAACTGTCGATGCCGCGTCAGTCTGGTGAAGGGTTGAACAATGTCGGCTCACGGACCACGGCTCACGGTGAAGCGCGGACACGCATCTCGCCGAAAAGGGTACGCGCCGTGAGTCGTCCTTGTTCCTGGTGAAAGGTTGAGCGCATGAACTGGTTCAAGGCTAATGAGGCGAACGTCTTCTGGAAGAAGTCTCGCCGGAATGCCGAGGGCTATGAGCAGTATCAGCGCGCTGTCGCGTGGGCCGCAAGTCGAACCGGGTTGACCACCCCCGAGGCGTTTGATTTTCTTGACCGGCTGATTGAGGCGTATGCGGTGGCGTCCGCGAGTAAACTGCCACAGGGACGTTGGATTGCTAGCCAGTCGAAGATGATCATGTAGGTCATGATCCGCTCACTGTCATCCACGCTTGCAGACCCGAAGCATCCCATCTGGGATATGCTTGGCACCGTTGTGCGGCTAGGTGTCCTGCTTGTCTTCATCGTGGTGTTGACTTATGCTACTAGCAACAACTACGACTTGGTTTGGAACGATGAGGCCGGTCATGACATCCTCACGTTTCTTGCTCTCGGCGGATGGTCTGAGTATCAACGCCGACGGCCAACCTAGAAGGGGAGACAACATTATGGGCATCAGTTGGGGAGCAGTTGCCGGTTTGTTGACGAGCATCTCGCCGATCATCGTGCCGCTGGTTGGCGGTCCAGTGGCTGCGATTCTCAAAGCGGTATCCTCGTCCGTGGTCATCGTGGAGAACTTCGTGCTGAACAGACACGGTGCCGCGAAACGCCAACGTGCGATAGACCTCGTTGGCAATCTCCTTGTCGTCGCCGAGGATGCCACAGCCAAGGATTTAGTTTCCAATCCGATGGTGGCCGAAGCGGTGGGGTCAATCATCGATCTGGAAGTAGCGTTGCGAAACGCTCACGCCAAACTCGGCGCTGTCGTCGCTGACATCCAGGCGAAACACGCCAGTGAGTAAACCGGTTCGCCCGTTCGTCCTCAGCCCTCACAACGCGCGCGCGTCCATCCGAGGGGGAAAGGTCTGCATGGCGTCACCACGTCGCAGGAAGGTGGCAATCTGTGGGGCTGGGAAGTCACTGAGGTTGTTGCCGTGGGACGACGAGGCGTGGGAGATTTGGGGCATCAACAATTTCTGGAACGCCATGCGCGATTCCCAGGACCGGCTGCGCGCTGACCGGTGGTTTGAACTCCACCCGCCGACGACAGACATCCAAGATCCGCAGGACATGATCTGGTTGCGTGAGTGTCCGTTGCCGATCTACACGACGGAGCCGTTCCCAGAAAATCCGCAGGCGGTGGTGTTTCCGGTGGACGAGTTAGCGGAACGCTACCGTGATTATTTTTCTTGTACCTTCGCGTACCAAATTGCGCTGGCGCTTGACGAAGGCTTTGACGAGATCGCGGTGCATGGGTTGGAACTTGTCTACGGCACCCAACGCGAAGCGACGGTCGAGCGCGCCTGCGTGGAGTGGTGGCTGGGCTACGTTGAGGGGCGCGGGATGACGGTCACCATCCCGCATGGTGATCACGTGGCGTCACATTGGGCGCGGTACGGTTTTGACTACTGGTCCGAAGCCAACGTGGTGAAGGATTACGTGGGTTCCCTGATCGGTCGCGTAGTCGCGGAATGAATCTCCGATCTTGCGGGCTTGACTCCGAACCTGTGCCAACGCCTACGGCAACCACCTCGCATCTGATCGCGCGCGCGGTTGTGAACGAGTTGCACCTGCGGTCTGCTGTCCTCGACAGCTTGCCTGATTTGCGCGGTGTGCAGATCACGGTCAAGTTCGATCCCGGCACCGGCACCGTGCGCGGCGTGTTCTCCAGTATTGACGCAGGCGGCTACCGTCGCACCTAGCGCCCTCTCAGTAAAAGTGTGTAGCGCAACTCGTCGTGTGCAACCTTGATCGCTCGCGATAAATCCAGCCCACGCAGGAATCCCTTCGCGCGCATCAACTGATGGACGCGTTGCTCGATCTCATGCTGATCTTCCATGTCCACCGTGTTCTCCAGCCACGTGTAGAAATGCTCTGCTTCGTCGCGGGTCATCGTCTGTGTCATGGTTAGCATTTTGTTTCTCCTCAGTTCTCGTCAATTCCTAAACTGATTGTACGTCCAGCGTCCTACAATGTCAAGGATATTCGCAAAATAAATAAGATTATTTTAGGCCCGTATTCGTTGGGGTTTTTGGCGCGCGCCGAGACTTTACGGCAAGAAATCTACATTCTTCACACCGGCGTCGTGTGCCAGTTTGATCTGGGTACGTGCCACCCACGCCTTGCGGTACTCCACGTTCGCAAACAGCTTGGAGAATCCGGTGATGTGTTTCAGTCGGATCAATTCTTCCGCTTCCATCCCGAGTTCGTTGCAGATCGCTGCGTCAGCCCATCCGTTGTCGAGCATCTTGAACACCAACCTGGACATGCCATCTATCGAATGCTTGCCACGCGCGCGGTTATGCCGAATGGTTGACGCCATGCGATCATTGATGGACTTGTCAATCACCACCACCGGCAACCTGCCGTGCGTCCGTGTGCGGAGTGCCTCGTATGACTTCATCACGAAGTACCGATGGAACCCGTCCACGATCACATACACGTCCCGTTCCTCATCGTGGATCGTCACCACCGGCTGCGTGTACCCATCGTGATCGATGGACACCTGAAGCAGTTGCATCTCGCGCGCGCCGACCGTGTTGGGGTTGTAGTCATTGGCTTCCACTTTTTCAAGCGGCACCCACATCACACCACTCACGGGTTGATCGTGGAGCGGCGTGAGATTACGGATCTGACTTTGAAGAAAGTTCAGCGCGTCAATTCTAAACTCATCATCATCAATACGTTCAAAGGCTTCCTCGATTTTCTCCAGGGCATCTTGGAATTGGATGAACTCCATTTTCATCGCTCGCGCCACTCCTTGTCTGCGTAGGCGTGTATCTCATCCAGCGTCATCGCTTCCACCCAGATCGGCGTCGCCGGACCCACCCACGCGCCGATGCTGTTGACCTCCAGATACTCCCGCGCGTCGTCCTCGCTCATCTCGTCACGACGTACGAGCAGCGCGATGGCTTTCGGGATGGAGTAGACCGCCACGTCCGGCTGACCACAACGACGGCCCAGGCCGATCAACGCCTCCCCTAATCCGTCCGCAAGCAAAATTCCGTCAGGCATGTTTGCTCCGCAGCTTGCCACCCTTGAACTTCCCACCCGCGAACTTCCCCGCCTTCAAGTATTTCCCGTGTCCCGCCCTGAACGTATTCATCGCGCTGCCGTGATAGTCGTTGCTCAAGATGCAGGCGATTTGTTTTTTCCGCAACTCGTCATGGATTTCTTCATCGAAGATGTGATCGTGTTTTTCAAATTGTGTTCGCATCCGTTCACGAATGTCTTCGTCCTGAATTAAATTGTGCAGCAAGTGATCTCGATACTCGCGCCAGTCACTGAACATGAACGGCAACTCACGCGGTGGCCGGATGTACCGCATCCCGATAGTCGCAGCGGCGTGCAACCCCGACAGACGTTTCGTGATCCGGTTGAAGGTCTTGGGTTCAAACTCCTGCAAGAACATGACGTTCTGAAGGGCCGTCTCATGATGCACATTGGACACGCGCATGTCGCGCGCGTTCTGCCCGTACTTGTATTCCAGATCGTACAACCGGCAATAGTCCCAGCCGCCGTCATGGATTGCTTTCCAGATGTCCGTGTATGACCAGTCGTACAGCGGATACATCACGTAGTGTCCGCGCTTCACATCCTTTTTCGCGCCCCACGTCAGATGCTTGTACGTGGGATAGGAAGTCAGCCCCATCTTCCTGGCTGGGCTTTCCTCGACGCGCACACCGGCCAGCGACACGCAGGGTTCGTTCGGATGGTGATACCGCCGATGCCCTTCAAATAGATCGTCGAAGCGGTACTCCTTGTAGACATTTTCATGGATGGAGTCCGGTTCCTTTGGGCGCACCCACTTGTCTTCGGCATCTTCTTCCCAGGCTCGATTCCACGCCATGATCTCAGAACTGGCGTTGAACATATTGGTGGGAACCTGCAACCAACTGAACTCCACCTCGTCACGTTTCGCGGTGCGACGCATGAACTCGATCACACATTCCCACTCGCACTCTTGGTCGAGGAACATCGCCTTGACCGGAAGACGCCCCATCTCCGTGGCGACCTGGATCGTCAAGTTCAACAGCACCGTGCTGTCTTTCCCTCCAGAGAAGTTCACATACAGATTCTCGAACTCGTTAAACAGATATCGAATCCGCGCCAGTGCGCCTTCGTACACGTTGTGTTCAAGGAAGATTTTCACGGGATGCTGCCTTCGCAGATCATGAAATTGCTGTATGTGCGACAGTCGCCGCCATCAAGCAGGCGCTGCTCCCCACCAGTGAAATGGTGAGACGCCATGCCGGTCGTCACGCATGACACGGGATCGTATCCCTCCAGGTAGAACATCAGGAAATACCGGCCACCAGGATTCAGCATCTCCACCACGCGGGACACGTACTCTGGGCGCACGTAGCTGATCGCCCCAAAAGTGGACACCACGAGATCGAACTTGCCATGCGCGAAGTTCTCAAACATGGTCGGAATCAGACACCCCACATACAACGGATGCTTGATGCAGAACTGTTTCCCCATCGGCTTGGATGGCTCCACGGCGACGTAGTCTTCCACCGCGATCTCGGACCCGAAATAATCCAAGAGCAAACCAGTCCCTGCGCCAATGTCAAGAACCCGCTGGTCACGTACGCCACCAAACTCGCGCACATCCTCATGCTGATTCTCACCACGGATGCTTTCCATCACGGTCGTGTTCTCATCCAGGCTGGTGCGATCACAGAAGAGCGTGTCATACCGCTCGGCCAACGCACAAAAATCCGTGTGGTAATTAGCCAAGGCTCGATTGATCAGGACAGAACCATCCTCGTACAGCGAGTCAGTGACCCAGTAGTGATGCCCGTTCACATGCACCTTCGTGTAGGGCAGGTTCATGAACTGCTCGGTGTGCCCTTCGGTCTTGATAAACTCCACGCACCAGTCGAACACCGAACCGTCTGGCAACCACTTCCGCAGGGTGTAGAAGTGCGGTGAACGCGGCATCGACTTCACGAACTTGAACGGCAACTCCCGCATCAAGGACGCGAATCGATCCAGGGATTCAAAAGTCACTCAGTCTCCACCTGACACAACGAACGCCTTCCCGCACCCAGGACATACCACCTCGCGCCCCGCGCGCGCCGACTCGCTAGCTACGTCCGAAAACTTAGAACCAAGGCGGTCCTTCACGCTACTGATCTCGCCGTCAGTGACTTCCTTGTTGGAGAACTCTGGGTTCGTCTCAGGTACAAACGCGAGGGATTGTTGCAGGAGGATCTCTGTTTCCTTGGGCGTGAAGAACTTGTCTAACATTGCGCCCTGACCCTCGATCTTTTGCAGCATGTCCACCGCCCACGTCAGGTTGACTTCGCTCACCCGATTGTCGGCAACTGCTAGTTCCCGCGCGCGCGCGTCTGTGTTGAGATCAAGGTCATCGCGCACGACGACCACCAGTTGTTCCCCGGTGGTATGCACCACAAGGGCGTCCTCAACCCCAATCCCAACCGCTGCTTCCAGGGTCTTGTTTCCCGCAATGACGTTCTTGTGCTTGTCCACCAGGATAGAACGCCCAGCCCCATAATCTTGAAGGGATCGCTCCAGCATCGCCGTGCCACGCACCGTGCCGGTGTTCGCGTTGACCGTGTCAGGTTTCAGACTTACCAGTTTTTCCAGTTCGGCCAACTCGGTTTTCTTATTCGCCATTCCCCCCCCAATCCAAGCCATGCGCTGCCGCCTCGACCGCGAACCCAATCTTAGCTCGGACGGCTTTGGTCATCGCCAAGGATGCGTTGTTCGCGCTGCGATGCACCAGGACGTTCTTCTCCAGGCACCCGTTCAGGAACGCATCCATGATGTCCGGCCTCTCTTCCTCATCGACCTGCTGCTTCACTTGAAATCGGAAATGCACGGGCGTCCCATACACTTCTATCGGGGTGCCGTCCAGCGCCTTCTCCAGCGTCGCGCGCAGTAGAGTGCCAACCTCATGCAGTTCCGCGCATACGTCCCGCTCGGCATGAATAGCCAGCACCGCCTGTGCCGCAGCCAGTCCGACCGTCTCACCTCCGAACGTGGAACTCACAGGCGTGCCGCTCATGACCGCGCGCGTGCCTGCGATACATCCAACCGGCACACCATTCCCCAACGCTTTCGAGAAACATGCGATGTCTGGATAGATGTCCGTCGCTTGCTGCAACCCTCCAGTGACGAACCGGAAGGCGAACACCACGTCGTCATAGACGAGCAGCGTCCCGAAACTTGAACACTGATCACGAACCGTTTGCAACCACGCTCGATACGCCGGGGTGATGGGTTCCATCCTGGGTGGTTCCACGATCACCGCCGCGACCTGTCGCATGTCCGTGGCGTCTCCGGTGAATGGGCCGGATTCGAGTTGCGCGCCAGTCATCAGTATCGACACACCATCCAGGTTCTCCACCCACGGAGACACCCGATAGATTGACCGGTCGTCACGCGTCCAGGGATGCCACCCGTGGTAGTTCCCAGTGATGGCTAGGACAGCATGTCGCCCGGTGGCTTGTCGCGCTGTCAGCACCGCCGCGCTGACAGCCTCGCTGCCGGTGCGAACCCACCGCACCTGTTCAGCGGCAGGCACCGCCGCCACCAACGCCTCAGACGTTTCCACCTCAAGCTCGGTCGGGAGCGACAAGGTGCCACCTGTCCCAACGTGTTCCCACACCGCTTCGCAGACAGCCTCATCGTTGAAGCCCAGAGGGGCCGACGCGTTAGCACCAGCGAGATCGATGTATCTGGTGCCGTCACGACACTGGAGATATGCGCCGTCCGCGCTCTCGGCGAAGATCGGATACTCGGACGTGCCAACCGCCCCGCGCATTCGGCTGAACGTCTGTGTGCCCTTCGGCGTCACCTCGATGGCGCGCTTGTACAGATCCTCGTCGGACACCACCTCTCGCAGACTGAACGCACCGAGTGGGCTGCGCCGAAGTGCCTTGGTCATGGCGCGCAAATCAACGAGCCGTTCTGTGTGAGAGACGCAGCAGCGACAGTCGCAGGCAACGAAAACGAACCGGAGCCTCCAAGGTCCATGAGGTTCCCGTGGATGTCGCGCACTTGCTGCAAGTCGTCAGCGGTATCCACGCTCAACTTCAAGGACGCTACACCAGCAGCGAACGTGTCACGCGGGTCAGCAGTCCAATCCACAGTGGACACCCGCGCAGCGTTCCGTCGCATCCACGGCGTCACATGCTCACGATCATAAGCAGTCAGACTCACGCCCTGTGATCGGTCGAGCAGCCCACGCGTAAACCCCTCCACATCGGTACCATCCGGCCACCCCGACACGAGCGTGTCATTGCTGCAATACTCCAGGTCAGGCCACTCGCCTGAGATCCGATCAACCACTTCATCACCCGCCTCGGGTGCCAACAGCGGACAGTCGCCCGTGACACGCAAGACGATGTCAGCCTGATGCAGAGTTGCACCCAACACGAACCGGGACAACACGTCATCCTCAGACCCCATGACGGTATCCACGTACAGATCACGCAGCACATCGATCAGGTCAGTGTCGTCGGTCGGAACCGCGCCGATCACACAGGTCACGCCGCGTATCGCACTGGCGCGCTCGATGACATGCGCGATCATCGGCTTGCCGGTGATGTCGGCCAGTACCTTGCGCGGAAGCCGATCACTTCCAAGGCGCGCCTGCACGATGACCACCACACGCTTAGTCACGTGGGCCTGTTCTCCGTAGTCCGCGCGCGAGGTGATGGTTTTGCCTTTTTGTTATTCGGCGATCATGTTCATAGTAGGCGTTGGCTTTCAGGATAGACCACGCATTCAGCCGGTCCTGTCGCCCACTGGTATCCGTGCGTTTGTGTTCTCGGCAATACCCCTTGAACCCCACGCGGTACAACGCCTTCTTCCCGCACTCATCGCAGAGCAGCACCAGATCAGGTAACACGCCGCTGAGAACCTTCCCGCTCAAGCGGCCATCTCTTGCTAGCTTGTCCGCCATGTCGTTCCAGTACTTCTTGACGTGCGGTGCCGGGTGAGTCTCGGCTAGCCGTCGCATCGCGTAAATGATTTCACTATCTGACCAGGGGACGCGCGCGCGCCATTCCTGGTACCGTCCGGCCCATTCACCCGGCTTCTTCTTGACGGTGCGGGGAAAGACGTTGGGATATCGTACGGAATCAATACGCATCGTCAGTAATCCATTACTGAAGGCTCATCCCCCTGAACAGGGAGGTCGGGTCTGAACATCGCCACGATAATACCACGCATATCTCCACCGAACCCACGCTTGAAGAACTCGATGTTCGCGTTGGCACCGGGCTGTCCAGTCCAGCCGATTTCGTACCACCGCATCCCTTGATCCTGTAAGTCCTTGATCATGGCCCATTGACACGCGTGCTGCATTCCGCGCACCACCGATGGACCGCTTGCGTAGTACGCGTGATTCTTGTAGGTCAGCGCCAACGTCGCGGCGACACACGCCTGATTCTGATCCAGCACCACCGCGATCCGCCCGTGTCCTGACTTCACCCAGTCGCGCATGTGGTTGTAGGTAGCCTGGGAGCGCGGTCGTTTCGCAGCCGCCTTGTGACACGCTTCATATTCGTCCCATCGCTCGATGCCCCCTGTGACTGCCTCACACGTCCAGTGAGCCGCTTTAATCGTGGAGCGGTAGCTTTTCCTCAAGTCGTGCCAGAGCGTGTCCTGGGGCTTCTCTAGGTCCACCACAACGGTTGACCAATCTCCAACGAACCAGTCTGGAGCGTTGCTGAGAACACGCGCGAAGCCGTCCCCCGTCACGTTATTATTCAATAATCTATCGGGCCAGCGCCATGCAACTTTGCCATCTTTGAATAATCCGTATTCGGTGAAACTGTCCAGCGCGTCCGCGTAATCTACAGCCGCATTCAGCAATGGCCCAGCACACGGTTCCCCGCCCATTGATATCCAGCCGTTCTCGGAAATGGCAGGACAGATCCCAATGACGTTCCCGTACCCCGTATCCACCAATGCCACCGACCGGTCGATGGAACCAGGGGAATACTCCAGTGAATACGCCAACCATTCGGATCGATGAAACCACCACCCATCAGGATGGCTGTCAACGTATTCGTCCCAGTGCCCAAGAACAAGTTGCTCACGCTGAACAGCGTGAAACGGTCTGCGCTCACCCTCCCATTCTTTTTGTAGATGCACCATCATTCCACCTCATCTCTCGCTCGGCTCGCGCGCGCCAGTACGCCTCGGCCTTGGGATCGGGCAAGGTGCGCTTCAGGTCTGCGCGTCGAGTGAACTCCTTAGCCCAGTACTCGTGCATCGTCTGATGCGTATCTGTACTCATGGTACTTGTCTCCAATCAATCCGTGATGCACATACCCGGCGGCAACGAACGCGTGGATCGACGCGCTGTTCGCCGGATAGATGTGAGCTACAGGCGTGAGTCCTTGGGCCACCAGTCGGTCGGTGACTTGCCGGATTAGCCATGTCCCCACACCCAGACCACGCCACACCTCGTCTAGTCCCACGCTGACAAGTGCGCGGTAGTTGACCTTGGCGTCGGCGCGCCCGTACCCAATCGCGTGATCATCCTCGCACGCGATCCAGACACGCTTCGGGTTCTCGTCCATCTTGGCGACGTACCACTTTTCATGATCGAGCCAAGGCACCGGACTAGAGTTGTGCGAATATTTTCGCATCCCTGGATCGTTGCACCAGTCAAACATCATCGCCATGTCGCCCATCGTGGCTTCACGCAGATTTGGCATTATTGTTCTCCACGATCCATCCGTTCTTTTTGGTCACGCCGATGGCGCGCGGGTGACGAGGATTCGGCCACGGATGGGTGTCCGTGGATAGCTTCGTCTGGTAGACCGTCCGCCGACGCGTGTCCCAACCGGGCGCGCGGTACTCGCGGATGTACGCAGCCCGTCCATCGGAATGTGTCGCGTAGAGGACGAACCCGTTGCTCCACCGGTTGACGTTGGCGTTCGGGCTGTTCAGCATTTTATGAATTAAAGTATTATCATAATGTAGGACGCGATGTCAAGCAGGTAGTGTTATCGGCCCATCAAAAACGGAACAGCCGCCTTTAGCAAGAAGGCCGGAAGCGCCAACGATGCAACCACAAATCCCAAACCAAGAACCAACTCGCCGATTGCCATAAATACGATAGCCATTTAGTTCGTCTCCTGGTTGCGCCGTGCCGTCTTCAGTGCCCGTGTCATGCATGTATATTACGTCCTACATACACTGATGTCAAGAATATTCGTAAAATAAATAAGATTATTTTAACCCCGTATTCATTGGGTGTTTTGATGTCCAGGTTGGACACAAGCAAGTTGCGGCCAAGATCGAGATGGCGCTGCGTGCTGCGTCCGACAGTTGAGCGGTTGCCCTGCACACGCTCAACGTCCTACGCAGGAGTGTCGTCGGGGTGCCGGGTTTCTGTTTCTGCCCACCTATGGGGTTGAGGTTTGGGCAGAAAGCATTTCATCGTGCCTGGAGCCACCGTGTACGGGACGCATGGGTTCCGTACAACCTTTTTCCCTGTGCGCGTACGCGAGGAAAGGTTGTACGGAAGCCGTGTTACCCGTACGTGTGGATGGTGGTTCCAACTCGGCGTGCTTAGGTACCCATACCGTTCCGAGTTGGAACCGATGCCCAGCAGGTTACGCAGGAGCGTTGTGTTCGGGATTGAACCTAGGTTCAATTTGCCAACTTGAACCAATGAAACCAGCGAGAGAAAATTGTATGATTTTTAAGAACAACACGACGCGCAGACTCAAGTTCTCCGCCTGGAGTGTCTCCGGTCGGCCTGCCTTATTTGGTACATGTCTGGATATTCCGTTGTCAATTTGCATTGGTCATACGTTAATTGCGACCCGGTTCCATTGACGCGCTGACGGGTTGACGGGTTGTGACGGGTTGATGTTTTGCTGATGGTACGTTGTTGGTTGTACGCAGGCCATAGGCTTGCGTAAACTTTTTTTTCATGGGGGGGGGTTGACAAGTTGTTAATTGATCGTCATAGTCCCAGCGTTGGCACTGGGCTGACGACAATCTGACGTTCCCGCTGCGGGAGTTTTGAACGCGCAGCATGGCGATGAGCCGTGCGCGCGTTTTTTTTATGCCGTGTTACCGATGCGCTAATGGGAAATGGAAGTACGGCTTACGCGGCAGATGTCAGTTCGATTCGCTGGGTGCGTGTCGCCGTGCCGAGGCTGCAATCATGGCCGATGAGCATCAGGGATTCTGTGAGTACCGGGAGGATGGGATGAGCGAGAAGGAACCCGGCTTGTTTCCTCTAGACGATTGGCGTACCTCGTTCGTGGCAACCGGCCAAGCGCCGACTGATGTGTTGCTCCGCAAGGAGTTCGTGACCGAGATCCAGCCCGGTGAAGATCGCACGATCAAGTTCGTCATCACGACCGGATCGGCTGACCGTGAGAAGGACGTGATCAACGCGAGCGGATGGGACACAACCAACTACCTCAAGAATCCGGTGGTGCTGTTCGCGCACGATTACGATTCGCTGCCGGTGGCGCGCACAACGAGCTTGACGCAAGTGGGTGACACGCTGGTCGCCGAGGCGCAGTTCGCTGACGCCGGATTGAATCCCGTAGCCGAGCAGGTGTACCAGATGCTGAAGCAGGGATTCCTGCGTGGGGCATCTGTCGGGTTCAGACCGTTGACCTACGAGTTCAACGAGGAGCGCGGTGGCGTGGACTTCGAGAAGCAGGAATTGCTTGAGTTCAGCGTGGTGCCGGTTCCAGCGAATCCCGGCGCGCTGATGTCGGCTGGCGTGAAGGCCGCTGACGTGGAGTTGATCACCAAGTGGGCCAAGGACACCCTGGCCGGGTTCGGTGCGCTTACGGACGACGTGAGCGTGCCTGAGAAGCCCGTCAGCGGTCCACCCGACGAGTCTGTGATCAAACCGGCAACCGAGCCGGTCGCCAAGCAACCAGTCAGGGATCAGCTTGATGATTTTCTGGATGTCATTCGGAAGGCGATGAATGACATCAAGGTCGCGGTGAAAGAGACGATCAGGAACGTGGACGAATTCCAGAACACGTTCCAGTACACCGCTGTGAATGGGGACAACAAGAGCGTGGACGATGACGCGATCTCGAAGGGTGTCACGCCACCGAATCCAAGCGGCTTCGGCGAAGCGCCGGTGAGTGAGGCGTGGGAGAAGCCGACCCTTGGAGATTTCACATCTGACACTTGGGGTGATCTGTCCGCTGCCGAACGCCGAGCCATCGCCACGCATTTCGCCTGGGCCGAATCACGTGAGCCTGAGAACTTCGGCGAAATGAAATTGCCCCACCACAAAGCCAGCGGTGATGTGGTGTGGCGTGGGGTGGCATCAGCGGCGGCATTTCTGGATGCAACCCAACTCCCGAGCGCGGATGTCGGCGCGGTGAAGCGGCATCTCGCAAGCCACTACCGGCAGTTCGACCGCGAAGCGCCGTGGGAGCGAGATGGAGCCGGGTGGTCTGCGTACTGTAAAGCGCGCGCCAAGCTGATGGCGAAGATCGAGGGCAGTTTGACATCGGATCACCTTGCACATCTACTTGACGATTTTGGTTTCGAGGACGAGGCTGTCGCACTCGTTACCGTATCGGCAATGGCAACCGAGTCAGAACCGGGCGGGGTGGTGGTTGCTCCCTCTCCCTCTCCTGGTGACCCGGTTCATGATGTCATGGTTCCGGTATTGGACGCACTCGACCGTCTCGGATCGAAGCTGGACGCGTTGACCGGTGAACAGGCTGAGAACCCGGCTCCAACCGACGCGGTGTTTTTCCAGTTCGATGACGCGGAAACAATCGGGGAGTTTAACGAGGAAGACGTGATGACGGCATTGCGTCTTGGGTTGAATGACACCATCGGCGAGGTAGTGGGTTCGCAGGTGCGTGCCGCGATCAATTCCATGCGTGGGCGTATTGACTAAGCCAGGAGGAAGCAGGAAATGGGCAACATGACCAAGGACCAACTCGCTGACTTTGTGAAGGAGACGGCCCTTCCCCTGATCAAAGATCAGGTCGGAGCGGACGTAGCTAAGATCGTCCGCGAGAACATCGAGAAGGTCGCATCCGATCCGAATGGACCGTGGGCCAAGCGATTGCTGGAGACGACTGCCAGTGAGCCGCCGAGGGCGAAACGGGCACCGGGGATCGCGTTCGGGCGCGTTGTGCGCGCGATGGCTGCGGCCAAGTTCAACAAGATGGGCCAAGACGGAATCGTGGACATCTTGCGGGGATGGGGCGATGAGGATCTCGCCACGGCGGTGGCGAGTCAGCATCAGAAGGCGCTCGCGGCTGGGGATGCGACGGCTGGTGGTTTCCTGGTGCCAACCGAGTTCTCCAACGAGGTCATCGAACTGCTGCGCGCGCAGTCTGTTGTCAGGCGGTTGGGTGCGCGAACGGTGCAGATGCCGACCGGCACGCTGAAGTACCCGAAGATCGCAACCGGGGCATCGGCGTCATACATCGGAGAGAATGTCAACGTAGGTAAGTCGGAGGAGTCGTTTGGTCAACTCACCCTGACGTTTAAGAAGTTGGCTGTGTTGACGCCGATCTCCAATGACTTGCTGCGCTACAGTAGCCCGTCAGCCGACGCCATTGTGCGGGATGACCTTGTGGCATCAATGGCAACCAAGGAAGACGAGTCGTTCATCCGAGGCGCAGGCACCGATGCCACGCCCAAGGGGTTGCTGAACTGGTGCGTGGCTGACCAGAAGATCGCCAGCAACACCACGGTCAACTTGGCGAACATCACGGATGACTTGGGTCAGTTGGTGGTCAAGCTCAAGAGCGCGAACATCCCGATGATCACACCGGGCTGGATCATGGCACCGCGCACCGAGCAGAAGCTCGCCACCATCCAGAACGCGAACGGCTACTTCTCGTTCCGCGATGAGATCATCCGTGGCACGTTGTGGGGTTGGCCGATTGGCGTTACGACGAACGTGCCGATCACGCTGGACACCACGGGCAGCGGCAACAACGACGAGTCCGAGGTGTATTTGGTGGACTTCGCGCAGGTACTCATCGGCGAGTCGATGGGACTGTTGGTGGACTCGTCACAGGAAGCGGCCTACCACGATGGGTCCAGCGTGCAGGCGGCATTCAGTCTTGACCAGACGGTTGTGCGTGCCATCACTGAGCATGACCTAGGGTTGCGTCACGACAAGTCAGTATCGATGCTGACCGGCGTGACGTGGTCACCGTAATCGCGCCACGGGAGGGAAGGCATTTTTACTGACGAGGGATAACGACATGATCACAAGAGATGTGGCGCAAATCAGACCGATCCACGCCGTCGATGTGGAGACGTATGATGCGAGTTGTGGCAGTAATGACGGCACCACCAGCAACGAGGTCAAGGGTCGGATCATTGATCGCATCGGCCTTGGACGCTCCTATGTGTCAGCGTTGCTTCACGCCTACGGGTGGGGTGACATCGGCACCAGCACGGCCAGCGGCACGACCTACATGGAGGTAGGCGCAAGGTTGCTACATAGCAGCACCACGTGTGCCGATGACTTCGATGAGTTGACCACCGAGAACCGTCCGAGCAATCAGACGCTGTTCTTGACGGGCAACACCACCAGCACGTTGGCGAGCGGCTTCATGGCTACCTCGACAAGCGTGGGCACGTTTGGGGTCTTCACGGCCACGGCAACTGGAAGTGCTGCCGGTGATGCGTTTGGGTTCTATGACATCACTGGGGCGCAGCGATTCATCCAGGCCGCGCTGTTGTGGGGAACGAACGCGTCAAGTTCTGGCGGGTCCGTGCTTCAAGCTGGAGTTGATCTTGGCTTCGGTGAAGTGGATGTAGTCCCGCATCAGACAACGTCCACCGGTGCGGTCTATGTCACGACCTGCAATGACGCGTAAGTAAAACGTGTCACGGGTCACGGGTGGGGTCATCGGGCGGCTAGTGTCGGCGCGCCGGGGACTAAGAAACATGATCCGGCGTGGGTGGGCGAATGCGGTCCCGCCTGCGCCGGATCTTTTTGTAGCGGCACCCGAACGCCCACCCCGTGATAAGATGATGCGCCGAAGTCACACTCGGAGAAAGTAAAACCATGAGCAGCCACCTAACAGCCAAGGAAGCTGAACCGGGTTCGGGCGTGCGCTTTGATCATGCCGCCGAGAAAGGGTATGAGCTTCGCATCGTGGATGCGGAGAAGGGTATCGTGGTGTCCGAACCGAAACGTGACAAGGTTGCCATTGTGGGCTTCGCCACATCGAGCCGTGACCTTGCGCCGTTTGATGATCCCACCTATGAGGTGTGGACGCTGAACCAAATCTATCGGCACGTCCCGCGCGCGACGCGCCACTTCGATATCCATTGCAACTGGGAAGAAGACAACGTGGATGGGACGGATCATCGTGGGTGGATTCATGATGCGCCTATCCCCACCTACATGATGAACGCCGATTCGACGCTGCCGAACTCGGTGCGCTATCCCATTGAGCGGGTCATTGAGGATGCTGGGATTGATTACTTTACCAGCACGGTGGCGTTTGAGGTTGGGTTGGCAATGCTGGAAGGGTTCAGCGAGATTGCCCTATTCGGTATTGACCTGATTGTCGGAACCGAATATTCGGTGCAGAAAGCTAACTTGGAGTTCTGGTTGGGGATGGCGCACGCGCGCGGTATCAACGTGCGAATCCCAAGCGCATCCGCGCTTTTGAAACAAGCATACCGCTATGGGTATCAGCGTGAGCCGGATTGGGGTCCGCTTCAAATGACCGAGGTCACGCGGCGGATTGAATTACTCAGCACCGAACGCAACCAACGGATGGCGCTGATCAACGCGTTGGACGGGGCGATAGCTGAGGACGAGCGGTGGTATGTGAAGAAGATCGATGACATGACGCCCGAGGAGCGCATGAAAAATCTCATCACGCAACGCGGTGAAGCGATGGCGTCTCTCGCCACGATTGACGGAGCCATACAGGAGACAACCTATTGGCGGGATCTCTTTACTTTGCGAGGGCGCGGGGCGGCTGTCAATTCGATGATGTAGTGCCCGGTGAACCATGATCTCGGTATGCACCAGCAGCACGAATTCACAACTGGCGGCGTTGGGCGATCTCATGACGATGCTCGCCGCGACGGCATCGTCATCAGGGATGGATCTCGCGTTAACCCAGGCGTCAAACTGGGCGTCGATTTATGTGCGGTACCCACTCCAACGTCAGGTCTACGAGGAGACGGTCGCAAGCTACGGGACGCAGCGGTTGATGTTGTCCCGCACCCCGATCATGGCGGTGCAGAGATTCTTCAGCAGCACCACGACGGACGATGCCACGGAATTTCAGTCGAGCGAATATCGAGTTGCGGACCCAGAGGCTGGATTTATCGAGCGCGATCAGGGGTATCGGTGGACCGCGCAGGAAGTGTGGAATCTTGGCAGCTACGTGAAGCCAGGAAGCGAACTCAAACCGTGGCTTCTCGTGTACGAGGCCGGGTACCAAATAGGAGAAACAAGCAGCACCGATGACAAGTGGGCTACCACCACGACGGCGAACTCGTTGCCGCCGATGATCGAACGGGCGGTGTTACTGCGAGCCGCCGAGATGTATCAGGGCAGCGCCGGGGTGTCAGCCATGAAAGTCGGGCCGGTGTCCGTAAGTTATAAAAGCGAGAGTCAGGATTCGCCAGAGCGGATGTTGTTACCGTTCCAACGGATCAAGTAGATGTTCAATGTCAATGTGTTCTCGCCGTTGATGAAGCAAAGTGTGAGCCTTGCACCATTCCAATCTTATGACGGCTATGGGTCAGCGAGCTATGGTGCGGATGTGGCGTACGAGTGTGCGGTGATTGGAGAGATCAAACGGGTGGTGACGGTTCAAGGTCAGGAAGTGCCATCCCGTCAGACTGTGTATCTCAAGTCTAACGTGCTGGTGCGTCCCGAGGATCGCATCACGCTGTCCACCGGCGATGTGGGATCGACCGAAGGCTACGCCATCAACCCGACCATCTTGTCCGTTGGATTGTTTCCGTTTGGAACCAACGCCGGGATCACCGTGGTGTATTTGAAATGACGATGTCATTGACCGTGACCGGTGCGGAGAAGGTGCGTGAAAAGGTGACTCGCATGGCGCGCTGGTATCCTGAGATTGCAGCGAAGGCGTTGAACGAGTTTGCCGAATTGACGATGACCGCTGCTGTCAAGATGACCCCGATTGACACCGGGCGACTGAGGCAAAGCGCGAGAGTGACACACGCCACGCCGAAGCGCCTTCAGGCTACGCTGTCCTATGACACGCCGTACGCGTTGGTCGTACATGAGACGCCACCACCGCCTGCGAGTCCGTCAGCGAGACATCAGCCGCCGTATGGGAGAGGTGGTCAGTGGAAGTATCTTGAGACGCCCATAAACCGCCGCAGTAAGAAATTCGCGGAAGCCATAGCGAAGAGTATAGCCCGAGAGTTGAAGGCGAAGAGCCTATGATTCTGGACGATATCAAGGATCTGCTGACCACCGGGTCGGTGACCACCACGATCTACAAAGCGAAGCTTCCCGAGCAGCCGGATGACGCGTTCCTGCTGACCGAGACGGCTGGTCTTGGACCCATCCATGCGATGTCCAGTGGGCCGGGAACCGCCACGCTGGAGGTGGCTGGGGTCCAGGTGATTCGGCGGTCGGCCAGTTACGCAACGGCACGACTGGGGATGCAGACGGTGATGAATTTGCTGGATGGGTTAAGCGAACGCACGATCAACTCGACGCGTTATTCCTGGGTTTCGGCAACGCAGGTTCCGTTTTTTCTTGAGCGCGATGTGTCTGAGCGGTCACTGTTGGCGGTCAACTTCCTCGCCTACAAAGACCTGTCCACGGGGTGATACATGGGGACGATTGTTTACACGAATGCGAAGGTGTTTTATGGGGGTCACAATTTCAGCGGCGATCATAATGAACTTGGATTAGATTACGCCGCCGAGATGCAGGACGTGACCGCGTTCGGTGATTCCACGCGCACCAATACCGGAGGCTTGACCACCGCATCAGTATCTGCGTCTGGGTTCTGGAACGGTGGCACGAACAACGCTGACGAGACGTTGTTCGATTTGGTTGGAGACAACTTGGAGCCGTTGACCGTGTTCGGGAATGGGATCACCGAGGGGTCTGAAACGGGCGGCTACTCCATGAAGGCCGTCATCGAGCTTGACGAGTTGCGGAACGGGGACCCCGTTCGACCTTGGCGGGTTGGCGGCTGGTGAATCGTTATATGGCGGGTTGCATGTTCTGTCATCGTCAACCGGGGCGCTGACGGTGCGATTGCAGGGATCATCGTCAAGTGATTTTGGCGTGGGGAAGTTCACCAGTCACGTGACGTTCACATCCCAAAGCTGTCGAGGTGGGCAATGGGCAACGCCGCTGACCACCGGCAACGTGACATCAACATTCCAACAGTTCTGGCGCGCAGAATGGGGCATGACGACAAGCGGCGAATCATACCTTATGCTTCCGTGGATGAGTATTGAATAGCGAGGTAAGCGATGGCGACTCTGGTATACACGAACGCGTTTCTCCAAATCAATGCCGTGAATATGTCCTCTTTCGCGTCCGAGGTCAGCTTGAACTATGCCTCGGAAATGCAAGACGAGACAGCGATGGGTGACAGCACGCGCATCAACAAAGGTGGCCTGAAGAATTGGTCCGTGGATGTTACGTTCCACCAGGACTATGCGGCTGCTGCCGTAGATGCCACGCTGTTCTCGTTGGTTGGCACAACGGTGTGTGTTGAGATCAGGCCGCAGAACATCTGTTCGACGGCCATCAACCCGATCTACTCAGGGATTGGCGTCATCGAGTCGTACAATCCACAGGGTGGATCGGTTGGGGATCTACTGGATGCACCGTTGACGATTCAGCCTGCCGGTGATCTCAGCAGAGCGACAGCGGCAACCTAACGTCCGCATATCGGGGCGTGGCGGCGTGTTGCGGTACAAGTACCGCACCGCCGTCACTCTTGGATCGTGGGTGGTGGAGTGTGCCGCACCTTCTCGTTTCCACGTCACAGCTTCCGTGGTATCTACATCCGAGCCGTGGGTATCGCGGGTGCCGCTTGATCTGTATTTTTACATCAGCGGCAATACATGGATCTGGGAAGGTGTTGTAACATGGCGCGCACCGGAGAACGATGATCGCCTAGACTTTGAGGCGGGTCACATTCCGACAATCATTAAGGGGGAGCAGCGATGAGTAATCCGTGGGTGGTGGAACCGGAAGATGTCAAGATTGAACTGGAGTGGACAACCAACGAGGACGAGACGCATCCGTTTTGGATTCGCGTCAAGAAGTACCTCAGTGTGGGCGAGCAACGGCGCATGATGAAAGACATTAGCATTGTCACGGCACCGGTGCGAACCAAGGATTCCGAACCGAGTGCGCCGCCTGAAGCGAAGCTAGAATGGACCGAGTATTCGTTTGCGCGGTGTCGCGCCTACCTACTGGATTGGTCACTCGCTGACGAGAATGACAAGAAGCTCCCGGTGACGCGTGCCACGCTGGAATCATTCCATAGCGAATTATTCGATATCATTGACAGCGCCATTGATGACCACGAAAGCGCATTAGTGGAGAAAAAAAAAGCAAAGCGTACCAAAAAGAAATCCAAAACGATCTCGCCCTCATGAGGCGAATGCGTTGGTCATGGGCTGAGTATATGGCATTCCCGGCGCATTACGTTGACCCGCTTCTGAAGTCATTACGCGAGGAGGATCGGGCATCGAAACGGCGTGCTAGACGCCGATAAAGAAGACCATCATGGCCGTCAGCGTTGGAGTTGTTGAAGCCACCATCGCACTTCGCGACAAGATGAGCGCGAAGTTGACCGCTGCCGGAAAACAGTTCGATAACTTTGCGAAGAAGTCACAAGCCGCTGGCGCGAAAGTACAAACCGCTGGCAAGAAAATGATGGCGGCTGGCGGCAGCGCCAGAAACGCCGGTGTCAATCTCACCGCAGGACTAACTCTCCCGATTGTGGCGTTCGGCATCAAAGCCGCTACGTCATTCGCCTCATTTGAATCCAACATGAACCGGGTGCGCGCCATTAGTGGCGCGGCTGGTAAGGATCTCCAAGCCTTAGAAGGCATCGCGAGAGAGTTGGGTTCGACCACCATGTTCTCGGCGTCGCAAGCAGCCGAGGCGATGGGGTTCTTCGCCCTCGCTGGATTCAACACCAAAGAAATCATTGATGCTATGCCGGGCACCCTCGACCTCGCAGCGGCGGGGATGATGGACGTGGGAGCGGCGGCAGATATTGCGGCGAAGACATTACGTGGGTACGGTTTCGAGGCTACTGATATTGGTCGCGTGTCGGACGTGATGGCGAAGGCTTTCACGATGGCGAATACCGATCTCACCCAGTTGGGAAACGCCATGCGCTACGCGGGGCCGGTGGCTAAGTCGGCAGGCGTGGAGTTTGAGGAAGCCACCGCCGCGATGTCATTGATGGCCGACGCCGGGTTCCAGGGAACGATGGGCGGCACCGCGTTACGTGGAGCCATTGTCAAACTTCTCTCGCCTACCGCAGCAGGCGCGAAGATCATGGAGGAGTTTGGTGTTGTTGCGACTGACTCGGCTGGTCGATTGTTGCCTCTGGATGATATCGTTCGCCAACTGGAACCACACGCCGAGCAAACCGGCAAGATGATGGAGTTGTTCGGGCTGCGTGCTGGTCCGGCAATGGCTGCGTTGGTGGAACGTGGAGCCGATGCGATTACCCATCTCACGGAGGAATTAAGAAACTCAGGCGGGACCGCCAAGCGGATTGCCAAGATCCAGATGGAAGGGTTGAAGGGTGCTTTCATCAAATTGCAATCCGCCGCCGAAGGAATGTGGATCACTATCGGTGAGCAACTTGCTCCGGTTCTCACGACGTTCATCACGAAACTGACGAAGGTGGCGAACTTCATATCGAACACCGTGGTCCCTGCATTTACTTCACTACCGAAGTCCGTACAAGGGAGTGCGCTCGCCTTTATTGCTTTGTTGGCAGCGGCTGGTCCTTTCCTTATGATAGCCGGTCAGTTAACGATTTCCATTGGTGCGTTGGCATTTGTCTTCGGTAAGGGCACGACGGGCGCATCGAGATTCGCTCTCTCACTCAAGGCGGTGTCGGTGTCCGCAAAAACCGCTTGGAAAGCTATCACCGGTCCCATTGGGATTACTGTAGCGATTGGTGCGGCCATTATTTGGATGGGCCGTTTGATGAAAAAACATGACGATGCCATATATGGTTTTGATAAGAGTGTAGAAGAATTACGTGATGGCGTCCTGACGGCGCGTGCCACAGTATCCGTGTTTGAGCAGATGTGGATGGATTTGGACGATGAGGAACGAACAAACATAGACACAATGGCCGATGTGCAAACAGCACTAGAGGAGATGGGTGATACAGCCGGTGGAGTTTCAAAGCATTACAGGGATGAAATAAAAAAGGCCCAGGACGCCATCAATGCGTTTGCTGACGACTCAGAGGATAGCGCAGACAGGCAAGAAAACTCCGCGACACGGGCGTTGCTGGCGTACTCTGACTATGGTGAAGAACTCCCCACCATGTTTGACGAAGTAGCGGCTAAGGTTGATCGCGTGACAGATCGCATGGACATGAATGCTGTGTCGATTTATAACTTAGACTCAGCAAATGAAATAGCCTCGTTAAGCATCCGTGATGTCACCTCGGCTGAGGACGCTCTTGCTGAAACACTGGAGACGTTGCCAGAAATGCTCCGCGGAACGAATGACGAACTCGCTGAACTGGTGACAGTTAATGAAGAATTAGAGACGGCTATCAAGAACCTGGGTTTTGGACAAGCGATGGAGGACTTGGAATTCCTCGAACAAAAATGGGCCGGTTTAAGTGTTGAGGAAAGGGCGAACAAGGCTGTCATTGGGGACGTGGTTCGCGCGTATGAACAACTCACTCCACGGTTAGGCGAGACAGTCAGTGATGCGTTGGGCGAGGTTTCCTTCCTCTTTAATGCGTCCATAGACGAGGTGGATTTATTTTCTGCTCATCTCGCCGGTATGCAATTAACGATGCCAACGCCTCCAGACGATTGGTTCAGGGCTGGTGACATGTGGCTTGTTACACCCAAGATCGACCAACCCAAACTTCCAACATGGACGGTCGGGACGTTCACTACGTTTGGTCTAGAGTTCGGAAGAAATATCACAGAAGGATTCAAGGACATTATTAAAGGATTGCCTGGAACTGTCATTGATGCTTTCAAGGGTGGCGGCGGCATCTTCGGTGCAATGCAGGCGCTAGGCACACAGGCTGGTTCAATGATGGGCGGCTCATTAGGGGAGGCGTGGGGAAAGACTCTCCTTAGCGATGAAGGCACCGGTAAGATCATGGGTGGGATCGCAAGTATGGCCGGTCCTATCGGTGCAGCCATCGGCGCGTTAGCTGGACCATTGATCGGTTGGATCGGTGGATTGTTCAGTGGGCCATCGGTACAGGAAGAAGTGACGAAGACAGCGGAGCGGTGGGGCGTGTCAATGTCTGAAGGGTTAGCCAACGCGATAGCCAAGACCCGCGAAACCGTGTCGTCAGACATCGCGGCAATGATGATGCACGTCACGGAGATCATCGCCGAAGCCGGTGGCGTGATGACGTTTGGGTTGGAAAAAACCATTGCGAAGGTCCGTGACCTGTTCGTTATGATCGACACCGGTCAGCTTACGGCGCAGCAAGTGTCAACGGAGTTTGATTCAGCCTTCAAGATGATCTCTGATGCGATCTTAGAGACGAGGGAAATTGCCGGTGAGTCGTTCCTCGAAATGATAGAACTCGCCAACAGATTCGGAGTTGTGTCCGGCGAGATGATGCAGTTCGTGGCCGAGCAAACAAAGCTCGCCTCGGTTGGACTGGCTGCACTATTCGGACCGACGCTTGAAGAAGCGGCAATCCTGAATGGTCTAATCGATGAACAGCGCGAGAAGCTCGCCGAGCTAACTGTCGGGACCGACGAGTTCGCGGCGGCTGAGGAGCGTCTTAACGTATTGCTCCAAGAGCAGCAGGAACTCGGCAAGAAAAGCAAAGACGAACTGGAAGACCTGGGGTTGGTGGCTGTCGCTGCGTTTGAAGCGTCACTTCAGGCTGGAACAAGTTTCACCGAAGCCGTAAAGCAAACGCGTCCCGCTATCCTAGCATTGATACAGGCGCAGAAAGACCTCGGTATCACGTCAGAGAACGTGGCGATTCAGGAGCTATCGAACTTCCAAGAACGCATCAGCCAAAACGAAACATTGGTTCAAGCAACCGAGGCGCTGGATGACACCATTCTCGCGTTGTCACGCACCGGGAGTTTGAACGCTGACACCCTCGCCGCGATGGAGCGGCAGGGGCTGCGGATGTTTGAGAAGCTGACCGATGCAGGATTTACTGAACAACAGGCGTTTCTCATGATGGGCGACTCGATCAAACTGATGATCGAAGCGCACAAGAAATTAGGCATCCCCATCGACGAGAACACGCAGAAACTCATCGACCAAGCACGCGAAGCCGGGGCACTAGAAGGCAAGCAAAAGACCGGTTGGTCAGCGGTCGAAACGGCAATTGGTAAAGTGGTCACGAAGCTGGAGGAAATGATCAACGCCATCCTTGGGATCAACACCGGGCTGCAAAACATCCCCAAGGATGTTGATGTCACGGTCAATGTCCAGCGCAAGATCACGACAACGGGCGGCGGTGACATCGGCGACGAACTTGATATGGAGTCGGGCAGGCATGGTCTGGTGGGCGACTTCGGAAGCGGCACGCCCGTAATGCTACACGGCAAGGAAGCCATCATTCCACTTGGCCCTGGTGGTGGGTTGACTGGGGGTGACGACGGCGAGATGCTGAAAGAAATGCGCGCGTTGCGCGAGCAGATTGAACTACTGCCGTTGCACTTGCGTGACGCGATCCTGCTGAGTCAGTAAGATGCAAACCAAACTCACACGCGGAGAGCAAGCCCTTCTCGATCTCGCGTCAGTGACGCAGGTTGCCACTGTGAATGTCGCCGTGCAGAATGCGCGCACGGCTGTGACGAGCCTGGAGACGCTGCTGGTTGCATCTGACGACGCTGCCATAGTACAACACCTCACCACGATTCGGCAGTCCTTGACGGCCATCACAGACAGTATCAGCTAGTACTATGCCGACAGTTACGCCAACCGCAACGCTCTATGCCAAGCTCGGCGGTGTCTCGACAGACATCACCGCCGACGTGCTGCTGGGCGTGCAGCCGCTGCATTGTTCCTACGGCATCAGAGGTGCGGGTCCGCTCGACCGCGTGGCTGAAACCGGCACGCTGACCTTCGCGTTGAATAACGCCACCTCAAACTCAGGCGGCGT